GCCGAGGTGATTGCCGCCATAGCGACCCACTACAACAAAGCTTGGACCTTGGTTGAAAGAAACAACCACGGACTTACAACCATCAGGAAGTTACAAGATATGGGTTACCCTAACCAGTATGTTGAACAATCGGTGGATGATGCCTACGTGGATCGTTTAACAAGGCGAGCGGGTTTCTTAACCACCAGTAAAACCAAGCCGTTGATTATAGATAACCTCACACATTTATTGCGTCAGGGTGAGTCAGGCGTAGCTTGTGTTGATTTAATTGACGAGATGCGTACGTATGTAATTGATGCACGAGGTATTACAAATGCACAACAAGGGTGTTATGATGATAGAATCATGGCATATGCTATAGCACTGTTTGGTTTAAACTCAATGCCAAGGAAACAGAGAATACAAATAACCAACAGACACAAAAGAGATTTTATTTAAATGAGCGAACTAGATAAAAAAGAAGTAGCCCCAGAGGGCATAGCGATGGCTGGCGACAGCGTCGAGATGGATGACCCGATTATAAGCCTAGGGGGAGAGTTAAAATCAAAGTACTTTGAGTTTAAGGATGCAAGGTCCGACATAGAGGACGACTGGGTGGAAGACCTTAGAGCATTCATGGGTCAGTATGACAATGATACCCTAGCGAAGATTAGGGAGAAGGGAGACAGATCACAGGTCTATGTAGGTCTTACCCGCACAAAAGTACTAGCCGCCTATTCAAGAATCACAGATTTATTATTTCAACCCGGTCAAAGATTTTATTCAATTGAGTCTACCCCCGTTACCAAACAGCCAACCGTAGAGAAGGAGCTTACCGAAAGGGCAGCCCTAGAGATCATGGAGGCGGCTCAGGTAATCGATCCTATGATGGTCGATGATTTGATTCAGGCTAGATATAAAGAGCTTGTAAAAGAGCTTGACGAAGAGACAGACATCCGTGTTGAAAAGATGCTTGAGGTAATTAACGATCAAACTTTAGAAAGTAATCTTGAAGGCAGCATGAAAGATGCTATTATGGAACAAGTGATATTCGGAACAGGTGCCATGAAATCAGGCACATTGAGAATAGAAAGAAATCACAAATGGATTAATTCTGAAGAAGGATTTAATCTAATATACGAAGAAGAACCTATGCCGGAGATGGAGGCAGTTTCTATTTTCGATCTATATCCCGATCCATACGCAACCTCCATTGATGACATGAGGTCTATCTTTAGAAGACACATACTCTCACGTGTGGACTTCCAACAACTAAAAGACTCCCCCGGATTTAACAGCGACCTTATTGAAGAGTGCATTCATATGAACCCAGAGGGTAACCATGACGAAGAGCAGCACGAGAAAGACCGCAGAGATATAGCTAATGTTAATGAGTACGAAACAGACTCAGGTAAGTTTGAGGTGTTAGAGTTCTGGGGTAGTGTTAACGGCTTTGAGCTAGAAGAGCACGGCATTGAGTTCGCAGAAACCGATGATCTATCACAAGAATACCAGTGCAATATCTGGATGACAGATGACAAGATTATTAAAGCACAATTGAATCCTCTCCCGGGAGGCATCATTCCTTACTTTATTTTCCCATACGAAAAGAACCCACATGTGTTCTGGGGAACTGGCGTACCTAAGATGATGCGTGATTCACAGCAAACCATGAACGCTGCTACAAGGATTTATTTAGACAACGTGGCTTTATCTTCAGGACCTATGGTTGAGGTCAATACCGACATCATGGCTTCTGGTGAGGACCCAACAGATCTATATCCTTGGCGTGTATTCCTTAGAGAGGGTGGTGATGGTAACCAGCCTATGGTTAGGTTCTATCAACCACAGTCCAATTCACCGGCTCTTGTTTCAGTGATTGAATTGTTTAGAAGGTTTGCCGATGAAACCACGGCTCTTCCGTCCTACACACACGGACAAACACAAAGCTCTTTAAATAGAACAGCAACAGGTATTTCAATTCTGATGTCCAATGCGAACATTGTCTTGAAGTCCGTTATTAAAAACATTGATGATTATCTAACCAAACCGCTCGTAAGATCTTTGTATGACTGGAACATGACTTGGAACCCCAATTCAGATATTAAGTCAGACATGAGAATCATTGCTAGAGGTTCAACAACGATGGTACAAAAAGAAGTTCAGTCTCAAAGATTGCTACAGTTCTTATCGTTACTTAATAATCCACAGGATCAGCAAATGGTTAAGAGGGACAAACTTCTTAAGGATGTTGCCAAGTCATTAGACATAGATCCGGATGATGTACTTAAATCTGAAAAGGAGTTAATGGATGAGCAACAACAACTACAACAAGCTATCGCCGGAATGCAGCAAGGCGGTCAAATTGATCAAGTCCCAAATGGGGACGGAGTGGTCGGTCCTGATGCAAGAAATGGAACACCTTCGCCAGAGGGAGCGGGACCAGTTGGAAATAACGGAGGACTACCGCTTTAGTCAAGGACGTTGCGACATACTCAAGTTTGTTGTATCTTTAGACCAAATTGCAGACAAAGTTTTAAACTCGTTGGGAACCCGCAAGGAAACTCCCAACATATATAAATAATCGACACCCTTAACATAAGGACCGAGGATAAAAAAATGACTGAAGAAGTTAAAACCAGAGGCGAGATGATCGCCGAAAGGCTTGAAAAAGAAGCTGACGAGATGTTAAAACAGATGGAAACTTCTCAGAAGGAATCCGAACCAGAAGGACAGGGGCTTGCAAACCTTGAACCAGAAGTAGAGGACACCCCAGAAGAGAAAGAAGAAACTGTCGAGACTTCACCCCCTGAATCTCAGGACACTGAAGAATCAAGTCAAGCGGATGAAGAGATTCAAACCGAAGTAGAGAATGAACAAGTGGAGGATGATCAGGAGACTGTATCATCTAAACAGTGGGAGGAACGGTACAAGAACGCTCAGGCGAGAATGACCAAAGCCACCCAACATGAGAAAGAGCTTGAGAAAAAGATCTCTGAGTTAACCGATAAGGTTAAGGCAATGGAATCACTGAGAAGTGAAACCAAAGTTGAGAAGCAGATGGAAGAAGTAGGCGTCGACCTCTCTGAGATAATGAAAGATTATCCTGAGTTAGTGAAGCCCCTTCAGAGTTATGTGGATACAGCTTTTGCCAAACTTAATCAGAAGTTTGAAAAAACTACTCAGGAATTGACGAAAGCTCAACAGGACGATCTGGTCCGTGAGCACAAAGCTAAGTTAGCTAAAGCCCACCCAGACTATGTTCAGATAGCCAACTCAGAGGATTTTAATCTGTGGCTAGAAAGACAAAGTCCGGTATGGCAGCAGGTAGCAGAAGGCGGCGGGGCTGACGACACCATCGAACTACTCTCACGTTATAAAAACGCACTTGGGATCACTACTACTCCGGAGGTTTCTAAAGCAGACTTGGTTGAGAAAGCAAAGCAAAACGCTGAGCCGAATCTTCCAAAAGCTAGGAAACAAAACATTGGGAGTAGTAAAAAGATTTGGACTGCTGCTGAGATTGGTAAGTTAAATGATAAACAGTTCCGTAAATACGAAGCTGATATCGACCTAGCTCATCGGGAAGGCAGAGTAAGACCATAAATTTTTACTGCAAATTTTTGAAATTGACATTAAAAAATTAGGAGTAAATAATGGCATATTCATCAAGTAGTGGAAGTTTTTCTTTCGCAGCTGGAGAACAGCATTTCATTCCAGAAGTCTTTTCTAAAAAATTACAAGCTAAGTTTTACGCACAGACAGTTTTATCTGAGGTAACAACTAACGAGTATGAAGGAGAGATCTCTGGGTTAGGTAACAAAGTAAACATAAGAACAGTACCAGCAGTAACAGTTGCTGACTACACAGGTTCTTTGTCTTACGCTGATGTAACATCTAGCACTATTGAGTTGGACATCAACAAAGCTAAAAGCTACGCTTTTAAAGTTGACGATATCTTAAGAATGCAAGCTGATATTGATTTCATGAACGAGGCAGCAGGTGATGCAGCTCAGAACATGAAGATCGCTATTGAGCAAGATGTATTTGCAAACGTAGCAGCTGGTTCGTCTTTAACAGACATCAACTCTACACCTGCTGACATTACATCAAGCACTGTGCTTGGTCACATTCTTTCTGCTGGAGAGCAGTTGGACGACAACAACATTCCTGAAGAAGGAAGATTTATGATTGTCAACCCAGCGGTTGCTACTCTAATTAAGCAGTCAGAGCTAAGACAAGCTTACTTAACTGGTGATAGCGTTTCACCTTTAAGAAATGGCTTCATTGGAAAAATTGATAGATTCAACATGTATGTCTCTAACAATCTGTCTACAACATCAGGTGTAACATCTGGTCTTTACGGACATCCAAAAGCTATTGCTTATGCATCTCAAATGACTAACACTGAAACTGTAAGACTTGAGTCTTCATTCGGTGATGGCGTTAGAGGTTTATCTGTATATGGATACAAAGTTATCCTGCCTACAGCTATCGGTGAATTCAAGCTACAAGTTGCTTAATTAACCACCCCGGGGAGCTTCGGCTCCCCACCTTTATTTAAATAGGATAAAAAATGAAAAATTTATATTTAATCTTAATCGGCTTATTTGCAACTTCATGTGCAACTGTTAATTCAGTCATTGAAGGTGGAAAAGATATTGCCATGACTACAGTTGATACAACCGTTAAAACAGCGGGCAATCTTTCAAGTGCAGCTTTGCAAGACGTTAGTGGCGTTGTTACCACAGTAACCGAAACTTACGAAGGTGTAATCAATACAGTTGTTGAAAACATTGATGAACAAACTGACGAATTGCAACCTAAAAAAGAAGAAGATAAATAATATTTAATTTGGTTTAAAATACCACTTAGATATATTGTATCTATTTTGTGATACCTTATTCATATTAACTATAGGAATTTACTATGAACAAAGACGAATTAGTTGAACACGCCAAAGAAGAGTTTGGTGTAGACCTTAACAAAAAATCAAAACTTTCTGACTTAGAGGCTCAGGTAGAAGATCTTAAAAAGAAAAAGCCACAGCCAAAGTCAGAACCAAAGACAGGCAGCAATGATCCGATTGCTTCTAAAGGCGAGCATGGGAAAGTTGTACCTTGGAACCCTGCACACAGAGCAGAGTACTGGCAATTCATCTATGATGAAAGATCTCTTTCAGAAGAAGAGAAAAAAACATTAGGTCTCTAAAGTGGCGACGGTTAAGGTCATTGATGTCATAGATAAGGCAGAAGAGATCTTACAAGATACGTCGAACGTGCGTTGGTCTCAGCAAACCCTTTTAGATTATTTAAATGACGGGCAAAGAGAAATTGTTCTTTTCAGACCTGATGCCAGCACAACGAATGAATCTTTCACACTGGCTGAGTCAGCCAAACAAACATTACCAGTAAGTGGCTTAAGGCTTTTGGACATATACAAGAACCTTAGTCCTAACAAAACACCTATTACTATTATTGAAAGAAAGATATTAGACGATCAGGTGGATGATTGGTACTCATCAACAGGTCTTTCTGTGGAGCATTATATTTATAATCCAGTGGACCCTAAATCATTTTATGTATATCCATACCCATCTGACAGCGGACACACTATAGAAATTATTTATAGTTCATCACCATCAGATATAACTATTAGTGATTTTGCAACAGATACTACAACTATAGGGTTGGATGATACTTA